AGAGAATGTTATGAATGTAGGCATAGATGGGAAACGATCCAATATCCTGAAATGATAGTTTCCAGACAACAGGCAGCTTACGCTCGATGCGAATGACGTTTTGTTATTTTTTTATACTTCCAGTGCATATAAAGCTGTTCCATCCACCATCTAAGTTTGTAAATTCCTGTACTCTTTTTTGTTTTGGTTTGCAGTACAGCTAATGTTGCTTCTAGTTCTATTACTCTCATTATTGCTTTAGATAATACTGCTTCAGTTCTTGCATGGTTCTTCATCATGTCTATACAAAAGGCTTTTATAGTATCTATATCTTCACAGGCCCATACTTCTCTACACCGAAACTCTATTGCTAATTCAGCTTCGGGAGATAACTGAGTATGAATCATTTTCATAAACCCGTCATCTTTCATGTTACTGAAGAGTTGTGGTAGATCCTGGATACATTCTAGCTTCTATGAAGCTTACAGCTTGATCGTCTATTGTGTTATCTGTTTGTTTTGCTATAGCCTTTAACAGATCCACTATCAATCTCTTCATTGCTTTTGATTTTATAAATACAAGAAGAATAGGTTTTAGAATTTTTACCATCGTTTTTATGTGTTACTTCCCAAACATAGCTACTTTGCTAGTATTAGACAAGAATCTTAACTTTTATGGCTGAAGAGAAGGAAGACAAAGAAGGTATTGAATGGGGTGATCTGTTTGGTCACACTATCCGATTTATGATTTTGACCTGGAGTTTATCAATGATGACTTTGGGGTACATGGGCAAGGTAAGGATTGATGGAGCGTTCACGGCAGGTTTGGTAAGCGGTGTGTTAGGAAGCTACGGCATTTCCGTGGGACAGAAGAAAAGTGGCACGAATAATGGAAATCCACCTAAAATAGTAGATAATAGTAAAAACAAAGTTGGTATCAAATGAAAAAACTAATCCCATTCTTGTTTTTGATTTCAAGTCCGGCCTACGCTGACATAACTCATTCTATACAATCAGTAGCTTCAGTAAGCACCGTAGCAGCTTCAGCAACAAGTGAAAGGATTTCAGCCAGTATTTCTGTAGCTGGTACTAACGTTACACCAAAAGCAAATACAGTTGCAGGACAAATTGGTTCTCTTGATTTAGCTGATGCTGGTATCACTAATGGAGTTCCTACTGTTGACTACGATACTAGCTTTAATGTTGTAAATGAAGGCGATGCTTTTTCTGCGTCAGAAAGCTACATTCAAGCGGATGCAGTCCCAAGCTTATTGTCTGCCACAGTTACTAATGGTGTTGTTCCTTCATTACCTTTACTTGGTAAAAATACTGTAGTTTCTGGAGGAGATGTTGGATCTGTAGCTATTACATTGGATAGTGGACAAGCATTGACAGTAAACCTAGCTGATATGGGTGCTGGTACAACTGCTACACTTCAATCTACTATTACTCTTGGGCTTGATTGATGAGGTGGTTTCTATGCCTGTTTCTTACAGTGCCTAGTGCATATGCAGGTAGTATTACACCAAGATTTACAACAGGTCAGATGGAATCCTCTAGTCGTAGCGTATCTACAATCCAAGAAACGATTGTTACTGAAAATTATAGAACAGGTTTCAGCTATACAGTACAAGGCCATAATATTAAAACAGACTCTTATATCTCACCTGATGCGACATATACAACAAGTCAGAATACAGGCAATGGAGCAGTTAATTTTCAATGGGTAACACCAGAATTAACAAGCAAACCTCAGTGGACAATAGTAACGGAAGGCTCGGACTTTTCTTTAGTAGAAAACTTTCTCGCCCCAGGATTAGATGCAGTATCAGTGATAAATCGAACTCAAACTATAGAAACCCAAACAACTTCCTTAAGTATCTTTTCACAATAGGATTACTGTTTACAAGTCCTCTTTATGCTAGTAATACAATAAGTTCTCCTTCGGCATCCAGTTCTGGAACGGTCATTAACAATGGATATCAGACTATAAATGGAAACTTTCCTACTCATAGATTTTCAAATGGAATACAATGTCAACTTCCCACTTTGGCTATTACTCCCTTTGTTACTAAAGGAGAAAATTTTTCCCTTCCAAGAAGTACAATCTCTCGAACCAATATTTATGACACTGCAAAAGACAGTGATACAGGCCAGTTGCTTAATCCTGGGGACATTTTATATGTTGCAGAACAGGAAAGATTAGATCAAACAGTATATAACTTAAATTATGGAATCACTGCTAGTTTTCAAATACCACTTGGAGGTGGAGGTTTTAACAAGGAATGTTTACAAGCAGCCCAAACATATAGGAAATATCAGGAGTTTATGTTGGATGCTAAAAAATTAGAAGTTAATCTCAACCGTCTCAAAATATGTGCCGAGCAACTAAAACTTGGTGTTAAATATGTAGGAGAAGATGCTGTTAGCTGTAGAAATGTTGTTTTAACAACTGTACCTAATCAAGTATTACCACATACTCACAAATTAAAGTAGACAAGTTACGGGTTTTCACTTGTCTAAAAAAGCAACTGACGCTCCGACAGAGCAGTGGCAGGAGATGTATCAGCTAGTCCGTTAGGATTGATTGCCATTTAAGGACATAGACAACCTCAGTTTAAAAAACCTAACATACCATTCACAAAGCATGATGCTGGGTCTGGTTGCTTATGTATTATTCTACATCTTTTTTCTTCTTTGTCAGCTTTTTTATGATATTTTTTACCAAAGGTTTTACGACATTAAGGAGTAATGGAGTAGTGGCAGCAACGCTAGCAATAATAGCAGTGCTAACAAGCTGTGGAGGATTCGGTATGTATTGATCTTTGAAGGGTACGTCTTCATAAAGAGTGATACATTCAATCCCATCTTCTCCCCTTTTATAACCTTTTATACGCTCCAAACGCTTTTCATTAACAAAACTTCCTACTCTTAAATCTTTTTTACCAGGGCAAGGTGGTATTTCTATTGTTTCTTTCTCTTCTTTTTTCTTTGGAATTACAGGTCTATATTCTGGTTGTTGCGGAGATTGCGTAGGAGTTACTGTTTTTATAAGTTTACTTGGATCGTATTCTATTGGATTAAACGAAGGCATTTCTCCCTCTGGACAAGTTATATATGCGTTTCTATCGTTGTATAAAATACTAGGATTTTTTGTTATTTCTAAATCTCTGTGATATAAATTACAGCCTGGAATATTACCTGTTAAAACGTGTTCTATTGTTAAGGGTGTTTCTGGTATATCTATCTTCGGTATTTTTATTTTAGGTACTTTAATCGTAGGCATCTCTTTTCTTCAGAATCTCTACTTCTGAAAAACATTTAGGACAGGATAAGTTAGTCATTACTGAAAACTCAGGATAGGTTGGCATAGACTCATCTATATCAATATCACCACCCCAAATTAACTCATCATCGCACCAATAACATTTCATTTGATAATCGGCATTGATGGGCCAGTTACCTTTGGTAAACCTTGATCTAATACTTTTGGCATCATATCTTTTACATTACCAAGAATTTCATTCATTACTCTAGATTTGAATTGTTCTGAAGTTACATACTTGTAACCAAAGTACGCTCCACCACTCATGGAAGCTACCATAATAATGGAAATCAAACTTAAAATAGTTGACAGTTTTTGCCACATGATAAAAGAAGTTATTAATAAAATGGTAGCACCACTTACTCTGATGGTACTGTTTCTTCTTGTAGGCTTGTTGCCTTTGTATCTGATGGTTGGGTATCTTCGGATTTTGACATCTCCAAAATCTGTTGATCTAACAACTTTATCGCGCCAGTAATTTCATAAAGATTTGCAAGTTGTTTTTCTTTCTCTAACAAGAGTTGTTGTCTTGTTTCTTGTAATTTTTGTAAATCCATAAATTAAGCGTAAAGTGTCTTTCCTTTAGTTATAGCAGCATCAATATCTGTAAAAGATTCGGATGTCCAAATTGATGTACTTCCATCAGTTTTTTTATAAGCTTTAATAATTTCAAGATGATCAGTGTTTCTTTTAATCATCTTTTTCCATTCTGTTTCAGTATCAGAACTTGTAGGATTGGCAGTTTGAAAGGCAGCATAGTTAGCATCTGCATTTATTAAAGTAACACTATGACCTGCAGCAGTATAAATTGCTGCAATTTCATCTGCGGTTTTTTCTTCCATGATAAAAAGTTAATTGTTTACAGTTTACCCTGCTTCAAGGGCGGTGACTTTTGTTGATAATTCTTGTACTGCTTTTACTAATATTGGCATAAATCTTCCAAAAGATGCTTCTAATTTATCAGGATTGTCTTTATATACGGCACTAATATAGTCATTCTTATCACCTAATGCTGTATCTATTTCTTGTGCAATAAAACCTATGTCTGTTTTTCCATCATTGGCACTAGCTTCACGCATTGCCCAAGTAAATTTTCTTGGTTTAAGTGAATTAATTATCTCAAGTCCATCAGCTAAATCTACAATGTCAGTCTTGTCTCTTTCATCAGAAAGTGAACTAATTGTTTGAACCTGACATCTTAAACTTTGAATATTACTATCACCTAATGTAATCTGATTTGCCACGGTAGCAGAGGAAGGTTCAGCATTGAAGCCCAAGACGAGATTATTAGAGCCAGTTGTGATTGCATCTCCCGCATTAGTTCCAATACAGGTGTTTTGTGCACCCGTACAAAGCCCTGCAGCCTCATGGCCCACTGCAACATTACTTGAAGATGTTAAGTTGGCATCAAGAGCATTTTGGCCGATGGCTATATTATTTGTTCCAGAAGTATTTGAGAGCAAACTGTTTTTTCCTATCGCAACTATACCTGTACCAGTTGTATTTGCTTGTGCTGCTTGATGGCCTAATGCTGTATTACCAGATGATGCGTTTTTTTGTAATGCAGAAAAACCAATAGCAGTACAATTACTACCAGTTAAAATTTCTTCTAAAGCATCTTTACCAAAAGCAGAATTTGATGAGCCAATTGTACAAGTAAGTAAAGAATCAGAACCTACAGCAGTATTTGAAGTGCCTTCTGTATTATTTTTTAATGCTTGATAACCAACACCAGTATTTTGGGCTGCGGTTGTGTTTGCATTTAATGCATTAGAACCTACAGCAGTATTAAAGTTTGCAGTAGTGTTTGAACTTAATGATCCAAAACCTAAAGAAGTATTTTGCTCTCCTGTTGTATTTGCATCTAAAGCACTAGCCCCAAGTGCACTGTTATATTGTCCAGTTAAGTTGGCTGTTAATGCTGACTTACCTACAGCAGTGTTGTTGCCTGCTGTTGTGTTTTCAGTTAAAGCTGCATAACCAACAGCAACATTATTGTCTGCGGTAGTATTTGCATCTAAGGCTACAGCACCCAAAGCCACATTTTGTGTTCCAGTTGTGTTTGCGTTTAAAGCATTATCTCCAACCGCAGTATTATTAGATGCGGTTGTATTGTTTTTTAGTGCATCTACACCAACAGCAATGTTGTTATTTCCAGTAGAAGTAGTTGACAATGCATCAACACCTAAAACACAATTTTTTGTTCCAGTTGTAACTGATGTGGCAGCGTTCATACCTACAGCAGTATTGTTAGAGGCTGTAGTATTAGCATCTAAAGCATTAGCTCCTACGGCTACGTTGGAGGCTCCAGAAGTCAATGCTGTTAGTGCATCTTTACCAATAGCTACATTATTTCCACCAGAAACAGAAGCGTCTAAAGCACTTTCTCCAAGAACTGTATTACCAGCAACGGAATTTGCACCCTTACCAATATTTATTGAGTTTATAGTTCCATCAACGGGAAAAGCTGGGGCACCAGCTAATGTAAATAAATCTAAAAAAGCGTTATTTGATGTATTTCTAAGCTGCATCATACTTGTAGAAGTATTAGCAAAAAATCCACTTGCAAAAGTTGTACTAGCAGCCGATGAACCTGAGTTATTTGTTGCTATTGCTTGTAAAACGGTATTAATATCAGCCCTGACGTTAGCACCCGTAGAGTTGTCTATTGTATAATCTGAAGCTTGTGCCATTTCTAATACAAAATTTTTATTTAATTATATACTACCCTAAAATT